AAAAGGCGCTGACGGTGATACTGGTCCTAAAGGTGAAAAAGGCGATAAAGGAGATACCGGTGCTCAAGGGAATGTCGGACCAGCAGGTGAAGATGGTTTAAAAGTTAAATCGGCTGAACTTACCACAGATACTACTGGTAAATTGACAGGTGGTACATTAACTATGTCCGATAATTCGACAGTATCGGTGACAATTAAATCTGATACTAACTAGCACAAAATTATAAATCGCCTAGTAAAGTAAACAATACCAAATGGGGCGGTTATTACATAAAGGAGAACATAATGGCAAAAAATGTAATTAAGATTGAACTCCCAACAAGTAGAATTGATTTTAAAATCGGGAAAAAAACATACACTCTTTCGTTAGCTGATAAATCACGTGCTCGTATTAATAAAAAATACAGTGATATTACAAAATTTGAAGACGACAAAGGTGATTCAACGCAATTGGTTATTCACCGTTATCAAGATGCAATCGATGAGATTGAAAAAGAAAAAGACGCACGTGAATTAACCGATAATCCAATAACCAAAACAGAAGAATTTGAAAAGCGCCAAGAAATGATTGCTAAGTTTCAAAAAGAAGCTGATAAAAATGCGAATGAATTGGATGTTCATACGAAGAAGTCAGCTGTTGAATTTTTAGACTATTTGTTTGGTGATGGAACTGGTGATGAATTATACGGACTGGTTGATCAAAATACGATTGCTTTATCTAAAATCATCTTCCAAATCATGACAGAATTTAACCGAGAAAATGATATCTACCAATATCGTGACACGTACATGAAGAAATTAGCTTCTGTTAGCAATACAGTTAGTGAATAAATATGAAACTACTAGAATCGATTGAGGATACTGTCGAGGTAGATGGAGTTACTTATAAATGCAATGTTAGTGTCCCAGTAGTTTTCTTGTATTTTGAAGTGATGAAAGATGATGGGCTGATTGATAGTGAAAAAATAGATATTGCTTACCGCATGCTGGTAGATGAAAGTGACCAAATTGATAGCGATATTTATGACAAAAAGAAAGTTGTCGAGGAAATTTACAGTCAAAAGATTTCGACTGGTAAAGAATCAACTCAAAATTTATCAGCAAATAAAAACTATGATTTCGATCAAGACAATGATTTGATTTATTCCAGCATTTTACAACAATACAATATCAACATTAGAGATAAAAGCATGATATCCAAACTAAGATGGCATGATTTTCTTAGTCTATTTTCAAACCTAGACAGTAAGACCCCATTTGGTCAAGCTGTCTTTTTTCGTGGAGTGAAGATAACTGATGATATGGATGACGAGCAAAGAAAGTATTATCGCGAAATGAAACGGAAGTATGCACTTAAAGAAAATGGTGAAGATGTATCACTTGAAGGAATGGACTTACCACATAAAGTGGCGTACCTAGCTAAAAAAATGAAGGCTAAGCAAAATAAGCAAAAGGAGGGGTAAAGAATGGCAGGAGCCACTAATACAGTACGTATTGACATTGAGCTATTAACGAAAGAGGCACAGAGCCAAGTTAAACTACTGAATGAACAATTAAACAAAATTGGAAAAGGCATGGATAGAAAGGCTCCTGAAGTAATTGAACAGACCGGTAAAAATCTACGTTCAACCTCCACTGCTTACGCTAACTATGCTAAAGCACAAGAAACAGCAGGCATGGTAACTTCAGCTAATGTTACACGCCTTAAAAGCTTAAAAACTCAAATGAGTCAAAATTCAATCGTAATGGAAGCTCAAAAGAAAAATATTGATACGCTCACTAAAGTTTATGGTGAAAATAGTAGAAAAGTTGATGATGCCAAGAATAAATTAACTGAATTACGATCACAGCAAACTTTGATGGGTGCAAAAGTTGATGAACTTGGTAAGAAATACGGTAATCTAACACCTAAGATGGCAGCTGCAATTGATAAACAACTGATTCTTAGTCAAAGAATGAACCGCATTGGTGATTCAATGACTAACCTTGGTAAGACTGCCACCTTAACCATGACTGCACCAATTATCGGAGCTTTTGGTATTGCTACACATGCAGCAAGCCAATACCAATATGAATTACAAGATATCCGCAAGGAAGTTCAAGCACAAGGGTATTCGGCGCAACAAGTTAATTCAATCATGAAAAGTTTGTCCGCTCAAACCTTAGATTGGTCAAGAAAGTTTGGTGTTTCTACAACTGAAATCAATAAAGGTATGTTTGAATTGGTCTCTAATGGTTACAACGTAAAGCAAGCGATGGGTATGATGCCTGGACTGCTTAAAACCATGACAGCCAATAGTGACAAAACTGGTAAATCAATTGAACTAACATCATCAATGCTAGAACAATTCGGTCAAAACGTTGGATCGAATAGTAAGGTAATTGCTAATGGTAATTCCTTGATGAATCAGATGACAGAAGCAACTCACAAGTCAGCTATGAACTTAGATGATTTAAAAACCATCTCTGGGAATGCAGGCGCTGCAATGCATGCGATGGGTGTTTCAACTAGTGATTTCTTAGCATTGGCAGGGCGCCTTAAATCAGCTGGTATCGATGCAAGTTCAGTTGGTACTGGATTGTCCTCAATGATGACTAGAATCGGTACTGGTACGGGTCAAGCAGCTGCTGACTTAAAGAAATACAATATTCAAGTATTTGATAGTGCTGGCAAGATGAAGAGTGTATTTAACATTCTCGGTCAAATGCAAACAGCTTATAAAGGCATGAACGATGAAGAGAAACAGAAGTTTATGTATGACGTAGTCGGACAGGAAAACATGAAAGTCGGTATGACTTTAATGGATGCCAACCTTGACCGCTATAAGTCACTATCAGCTGAAATAAAGAATTCTGATGGTACCGTTGATAAGTACAACAAGACTATGCGCCAGACCAATGAATTTACGCAACAACAATTCTTAGCAACCCTGAAAAGTTTAGAAATTGCCTTCGGACAAAAGCTACTTCCAGCTCTTACACCAGTAATTAAGATGTTCACTAATTGGATTGATGCGTTCAGCAAATTAAATGGTGATCAACAGCAGTTTATCGTTAAAGTTGGACTGTTAGTTGCAGCACTAGGACCCGTCTTAACTGTTACTGGCAAAATATTCTCTTTAATTGGAAAAATACATGATGGTATAGGTGCTTTAGAAAGTTTTATTGGAAAGTCAACAATTTTATCCAAAATTGAGCTTGAAAATGGAGCTTATAGTGAGCAATTAGCTTTGTTAAAAGAAATTAACACGCAAAAAGGACTTGAAGTAGAATCTAGTGCAAGTACAGTGATGGGAGGAGCTACTTCGTCTGTTGCTTCTGAAACAAGACAAGTTGCCGGAAAATCTAAATGGGCGGCTGGAATAGGAAGCAAGCTATTAGCTGGTGGTGCTGCAATCGATGCCGCATCTTCTTTCTGGGGAGCAATTCAAGCACAATCAAGTTCGCAACGTAATCAGGCTATCTGGGAAGGCGGCGGAAAGACGTTAGGCTTAGCAGTTGGCGGTGTTCTTGGAGGGCCTGCGGGTGCAGCTGCTGGAGAATTTATCGGTGGTGAAATTAGTAAGCATGTAAAAATTAAGAACGTAGAAGAAACACTTAAAAATTCACCTAAGCCTAAAAATCCTACAACAAGTCAAACACCTGTATTAGGTATGGGATATGTACCAACTGGTGCTGAAAATCAAACAAAAAATGAAACTAAAAAGTTTAAGAGTGAATGGAAAGATGCTTTTGAAACTATTTCGGGTTACTCTGCTAATTCACTAAGTACATTTGAAAAATTTCAGAGTTCAGTTAACAAAAAGATTGATTCTGAAACGAACAAACAGAAGAAGGACGCTTCTGATTCACTTAAATGGCTATTACAAAATGGAAAAATTAGTCAAAAAGAATATAACGCTGATATTGCTAAAATAAATTCTAGTAAGAATTCTTTGGCTAGTCAGGCTAAAAAAGATTCATCAGCGGTTGTTCAAGCTAGAAGCGATTTGAATAAAAAGTTAAAGGTAATTAACAATGAATATAAAAAACTTGAACAAGGTAAATCTCGTAGTGAAGTAAAGCAGCTTGAAAAGCAAAAGCAACAAGATATCTTGCAAGCACATCGAGATGGAGATAGTAAAATTAAAGGTGCTGAACAAAAATTAGCTAAAGATTTAGCTTCTATAGAAAGTTCATCAGCAAAAAAACAAAAGACAATTCTTACTCAATTGAAAAATTCTGCTGGTAAGATTAGTAATCAGAAAGCAGCTGGGCTGATCAAGAGTTCTTACAATGCTGAGAAAAAGCAGATTGCCAATGCAGAAAAAACAAGAACATCAACTATAAATTCTGCCGAAAAAGAATACAAAAAAACTTTAGGAATTGCTAACAAAAAATATAATGGTCAATATATTCTTAGTCAAAAAGCACGCACCAAACTAAAAAAAGAAGCAGAAAAGAAATACAGTGATGCTATTGAAGCAGCTAATAAGCAAAAATCAGAAACAGTAAAAAAAGCCACTGAAGAGCACAACCAAGTAGTTGATGAAGCAAAAAAAATGACCAAAGACCTTAAATCACAATATGATACTAATACAGGTGATGCTAAGAGTTGGTGGAGTAAACTAGGTGATTGGTTCTCAACTCATGTAATTAAGGCAACGGTTAATCAAATTCTTGATGGAGCCGGAAAAGATACTGTAGTTAAAAAGCCAAAGAAATCACACGCATTAGGAGGCCCAATAAGCCAAACGCATACAGCTCTGGTTGGTGAAGAAGGTCCAGAACTTTCTTATAGCAAGAAAACAGGTAAAGCTCGAATTTTAGGGAAATATGGTCCTGAGGTTACAACAGTTTTTGCTGGTGAAAACATTCTGACCGCTTCTAAAACAAAACAAGCCTTAAAAGGTAAATCGGTCAATAGTATTAAGTCATATGCTGGTGGCACGGGTGCAGATGAGTTTTCTAAAACTAATAAAATTGGTGACCATGCATCAACCGATTTTAATGTGAAGATGTCTGATGAAGATGTTAACAAAAAATCTAAGTCGGTTGTTAAAGAAATTACCGATATGACTAAGAATTCGACTAAACAGTTGAAGACTTTTAGTGCTTTCAGTACTAAAAATTGGAAACAAATATTTAAAGATACCGATAAGTTAGTTAACGATATCAAGAATACTGGTACTAATAACTTCAATGATTTGAATAAAAATATAACCAATATTGATAAACTAACGGCTAAAACATGGCATTCAGATTGGAGCAATATGGCAACTGATTTTGATGTCCAAATGAGCAAAATCAGTCAATATGCGCGTAAGGATATGAATGCGGCTATTAGTCAATTCAACCATGGTATTAGCAACATTAATAGCTTGGTTGGTAAATTTGGTGGTAACACTGCAATTCTTCCAGCGATTCCAGCTTATGCCAGTGGTACTAATGGAAGTTTAACCAGTGATGAATTAGCGCTTGTTAATGATGGACATGGTCCAAATTATCGAGAATTAATTCAACACAATGATGGTTCATTTACGATGCACAAAGATCGTGACAAGATTGTACCTTTGAAAAAAGGTGAAAGGGTATTTAATGGACAACAATCAAATTATCTATTGAATCAAGGGATAGTGATGCCACATGCTGACGGAACTGTTTCTGATGAACAAATGGAGAAAATGGTTGAAGATAAAATTAAGAACCCTACTAAAGCATGGAATACTGATTATTCTAATCAAGTGAATGATTCTATTACTCCAGATATGGCACGTTCTATGGCTTTATCAGCAAAAAAAGCAATTGCTGAGCAAGGTGTTCCTTGGTATCAAGCTGTTTGGGACGTTATTAAAGATGAAATGGGACTTGGCTCTGGTTCACGTGGAGCGTTCTTGAAATATGCTGTCGATCATTATATGGGCAAGCCATATTTAATGGGTGGGGATGGACC